GTTACTCACCTCCAAGCAAAGCATGGAGAGAGAAGTCGGTAGGATCTTCAAGGAGCGGCTCGACAGGGATTTATTCCTGCATACGAGTGACGCTCTACATCGCGGTGAAAGCAAGCTATCAGCTGCGCTGTTAAAACGATCAAGGTTCCCAGATGAAGTAAATCGTGTTAGAGTGTTGGAAGGCAAACTGAGAGCCTTTAACCAACGCATTGACCAGTCTAACCACAAGACCTTACGTCGGATGCAGAGTGCGGGATATCCCTACTCTGTACCTTCGCATGGTGTGGTACCTGGCGATTCAAAGCGTACTAACGTGATTAACTCGACCCCACGAGTGCAGGTGGATAACCATGCACAAGTGTCTCTTGGTACTGTCGACACTGCTCAGACCGGCCTTCCTGCCGCTGAGCGCAAAGTCCCCGGGGGACGATGTGATGAGCCCCTCGGTATGCAGACTACTCGCCGACCCCATGTTCCATGTACAGGAACTAAGGGAAGTGACGAATCTGCGATTCCGAAGAGTGTTGGTGTACTTTTCCAACTCTTCAAGTTCTACGGTCTCGCCGACCGGAGAAAGTCTATGAAGGTGCGTTTAGCATTCGAGAAAACGTGCAGGTTTTGGTCTCAACGATCAGCAGAGGTCGGAGGTTCCGATGGGTGGATGAAGTATGCGAAGTACAAACTCGCTTCTTTCTTCCACTACCATACCCGCGCGCTAAACTCGGCACCTATCTTACCACCCGGAGTGACAGAGGATCATCCAGCACAGCTTGTTGCTGGGTCCGTTGGCGTCTGGCTACGTCGCAAATTGCGCCCTATGAATGATGAGTCCTGGTCGATCTTGACCAGCATCAACATTGGGGCGAAAAGCGGTATGCCACGACCTGATGCAAAACAGATTACTGCATCAGTTGCCAAAACTGTCTCCGAGCTTACGACTCCACATGCTCCTGTCCCACCGCGGTGGTTGACGGAGCTTCCCATCGAGGACTTAGATGGGTCGACAGGCGTTCGTTCATCACGCTTAGTGAACGACTTGTCGATGGAAATCGAGCTCAGGAGAACTGTCACGGAGCTATTCCGGGGTAAGACTTTCACAGACGACATGCGTTATGAACCCAAATTCCCGAC